TCGAGAATGAAAAACTCTGTTCCTTCCGCAAGGTTTTTGCATGGGATGTAGCGTTTGCGTCCTTTGATGACGACAAGCAAACCGCAAGCTTCGCGTGGATCTTCCGCTTTGGCGTGTTCCAGTGCAGCTGCTTTGGCAGTTGGGTTCATCCGTTAAACGCTCCGATCCCTGGGAAGCTGCCAAAAGGTAGCTGGGCAGTATCACCGAAACGGGCTTGGCAGCTGCTTAGACGCTTGCCGCAAACGTCGTCAGTGCTATCAGTGACTGTGTTGTCGTTCTCGTCAAAATAATCGGTCCCTGTGTAACTGCACTCAGAGCTGCGGTAGATCCATTGGCACATGTTCGCTAAGCATTGACGTTTAGGGCTACGAACTCCAGCGAGGTCAAATGCTGCCGCTGCCTCAAACTCAACGACATCGCGGTTCTCAACTACTTTGCGCGATAGGTAATAGATCTCTGATGGGAAAGTTGCAGTTGTATCAGGCGTGCCGTAAGGATTAGTGGCGCCAGTGAAGTTTGCGGCGTCGATATATCTGACCAAAGTCCGAATCCGGGTCAACTTGGCTCCGGTTAAATCGTTGCCTGGCGTAGTGTCATTTACGTCGAGCAAAATTGCCGTAATGCTGCCAAGCAGGTTGGCAACACGAACACGAGGTCGAGGAAGTTGACCCTGGCCGTTGTACTCGAAACCCTCAACCTCAATCGGTAATTTTGTATAAGTATTGCCGTCCCACACAAGATCGCCGTTAGTGCTTAGGGCATTTGTACCAGCGTGGAAGCGGTAGGTGAAAGCGCTGCCATGTAGTGCAGCGGTCGTTTCCAGCTCAAACAGCTCGATGATGCTGCTGGGATTAACCTTTTGTAGTTCAGAGGTAGGGACCGCCATCAGGGTTCAAAGACTTGGCGAAAAGTGGCTTGAATCGTGTTGATATTTGCTGCAATTAAAGTTGTTGACCATTCATCGCAAACCCATTTAGCTGCGCTGCCACCGGGCGGGGTCCAATCAAAAGATTCAGCTGCACCACGTGCTTCCAAAAAGTCGCGGATGTTATTTCGCTCAGTATCAGTTCGATTCTTAAAAGTCAAACGCCATTCAGCAGGCTGAGTGTGCAATCCATACGCCAAACGCTGTTCATATCCATCCCCAAATTGAACACGCCTTACATTCGGACGCCTCGATTCAGAAGCATCAAAGTCAGGTGTATAAGAGAAGGTTGCCATGACTGTTAGCTAAGGAGACCGCCAGGACGCTTCTGCTTGATTATCTCAGCTTGAACGGCTTCTGACACAGCTTTGCCTAACGCTTGAGCCTGTCCCGCATCGCCCTGCACATTTGTGCCGCCTGCATCAACGTTTACGACGACGTTAGTGGTGCCAGCACCGCCGTTCTTCATGCTGACGGGAATGCTGCGACCATCAGGCAGTGGCACGTAAGCCTCAGGCATGCTGCCCTCACCAAACATTGCCAGTTGCGGGCTGTTGGCAATTCCGCCCCTTGCGTAACGCTTCAAGGGCATTGCACCATTTTTGGTCATGATGCCGCCGTCAGCAAAACCAAGGAAGCCAGTGCCTTGGAAGACCCCTTTCAATGCATTGAACATTGCAAAGCGAACAAAGATCCTGGCGAGATCTTGCAGCACCGATTGGGTAAATTCTGCAAACGATGCCTTACCAGTGGTAATGAAATCAGCAAGCTGATCGCTCAAGCCACCAAACGCACCGGCAAGGGCAGAGCCAAGATTCTGGGATAGTTCTCCCATCGTTTTGATACCTTCTTGGAAGCTTTCGCCCAACTCTTTTCCGAAATCTGTAGCACCACGCTTAACTTCATTTAATTTTTCAATGATCTTGTCAAACAACGGCAACATGTCTTCCGAGATTTGACCTCGAAGAGGCTCAAGTTCAGCAAGCTCACGGGCTGCCTGAAGAATTTTGGCTTCTTTTTCATCGACAACACCAAGCTTGATTGCTTGATCTTCAATGGAAGCATTTAATTTTTTTTGTTCTTCGCCAGCCTTAATGATTTGGTTACCAAAATTGGAGAACAAATTACCAATTCGCTCCTCTAATTGAAGACGGTTATTGTCGGAACGCTCAAGCGCCAAATTTCGATCAATTGTTTTCGCTGCTAACTGCTCTCTGATCTGTTGTTCTTTGTACAAAAAGTCATAACGCAAAGCGTCTATTTGAGATCCATCTCTTGCTGCTTGATTTCTTTTTTGCGCAAGATCTAGCAGCTCTTGGCTCAAAGTTTTTGTTTTTACTTCTCTGGTTTTTTCACCCGCGCCACCCGTCCTGTCAACACCAGGCAATCCTGTCCGTGGCTTCACTGATTCAGCAGCTTGCTGAATACCTTGCAATGCCTTTAATTGTGATTGTTGCTGGACAAGTCTTTGTTGGAATAGCTTGAGATTGTCTGCTGCTTCCTGTGACTGTGTTTTGTCAAAACGTTTTTGAAAACCAGTAATTCTTTCCTGCGTTGTTGCAATATTTCTTTCAAGGCGCTTGATTTGATCGGCTTTTCCTAAACCAAGGAAATCAGAAAGTTTTCGCGCAGCCTTGTCAATTGCCGCCGCAATATCTGCAAAAGTACTTTGAAAAGCAGCACCAATAGGCTTAAGCAAAGTACCGACTGACTCGCTGAGCCTGCTAAGAGAATTTCTCAGCCTGTCACCAGCCGCGTCCGGTCCATCTGCGATAATTTGCGCAGTTTTTCCATATTCACTGAACAAATTTTCTGCAAATTTCTGGAAATCTTGCAAGCTAACTTGACCTTTTTCAAGAGCCTTATCAAGCTCTTGTGGTGTCATCTCTAATGATTCAGCAAATAAGGTGAATGCACCCGGCAAGCGTTCACCAATTTGCTGCCGCAATTCTTCTGCACTTACTTTGCCTTTACTGAAAACCTGAGCAGTTGCCGTCAATGCAGAATCGAGATCCTGCAAATCTCCACCAGTGCCGCGAATGCCAGCGGCAATACCTTTAAATGCAACCTCAGCATCCGCAACACTACCGCCAGCCCCAATGACAGATGCGCTTAGTTTTGTGAATTGCCTTGTAATAATCTCTTGAGGAATGGCAAAATCTCTGCTTGTTTTATCAATAAATGAAAGCGCTTGTTGATATTCAATTGAACTTTCTGTGACCCCACGCAAGGCAATCCTTTGTTTCTCCAAGCCAGCTGCATATTCAGCAAGAGAACCTAGTTGTTGCCGGAAACCGCCGACTTGCGCACCAATTGCGCCGCCAGTTGCTGCACCAAGAGGACCGCCAACTAATGCGCCAATTCCTGCTCCAAGCGCCCCTTCAGGACCGCCAAAAATACCAGCAGCACCTACAGCACCAGCAATCTGGGCGCCCTGTGCTAAGCGACCCCGCCCTCTCCGACCTTGCGCTTGTGAAACAGCCTTTTCTAAACGCTCAGCTTCTGCAGTTGCCTTCTTAAATTCTGCGCTTGCGATATCAACGCTGTTCGCAACTTCACGCCATGAAGCCGCATAACTGCGCAGCGTGTTAATGCTTTTGGTTGATGCCTGCTCAGTTCTTAATAGCGAACGCGAAAATTTATCAAACTTGAAATTGGTATCAACAGTGTTTTTCCCGATATTGCCCAAAGACCTAGACAGCCGGTCGAGGTTGTTCTCACCAGCTGTCTTGACAAGGATCTTCAGTTCAGTGGCTTGCGAGACTGCCATTACTTGTCCTTGTTGAGCGTCTGAAGAACGGTCAGTTCCATCACCTGTACGCCTTCAAAAATGGCAACAGGATCCTTTACTGCATACAGCTTACAGAGCCATTCCAGACTCGGGTAGTGAAGACCAACAGCTCCGTTCACGCCCGTGTTCCACTGCGTAGCCATACGCATAAACATCAGCACAATGTCGGCGTTCTCCTCCCACACCTCAAAATCTCGATCTCGCTTCTTTGCCGCAAGATTAGAAATTGCCTCGGGGGTCAGACCTAACGCCTTGAGGTCGTCTTCAGTTTCTTCATCTTCACCGCCAGCACCGCAGTAGTAACGGGCGGCGTCTTTTAGTTTTTTGCGGGCGCCCCAGTGATGCTGTCCGCGTAAGCCGTGATCAATGCGCGGACCACATACGGGTCATCCATCAAATCCTTTTTGGTTTTAGCGGTAAAAGGAATTTCCTTGCCGCTTTCATCGGCAATGCCGTCCCAACCTTCAAGGATCGAATCGATCAAGGCATCATCGCCCTTTTCAATCAGATCGTTGAAGGCGGAACGGCTCATCTTCTTGAAGACTGCGTCAAACGTTTGTTTTTCAAACTTGCCGCCGTCAATAGGTGTCTCCACCGTGACTTGCCACTTGTAAGAAGCAGTCTTCTTGAAAACGAATGCCATGCAGGTTAGGTGTAAGCGAGCGTGAACTCGTCGTTACCCGCAGAAGAGGGTACGAGAGTATACGGCAGGTTCAGCATAACAACGCCTTGGTCTTCTGAGTAAGACGGGTTGCCAAGGCTGATACCACCGGCTGCCGAAGCAAGCGTAATGATGTTGCCTGCGTTGGTGCCATGAGTGATGCTCATTGCGCCAGTTGTACCTGCCACTGCGTCAGCAAAGAAGTCGTAGGTGGCAAGGGTCGGCATTTCGATCACCAAGCTGCCGTTACCGGCACGGTTCACGATGCTCACTTCCTTGTCGGAATTCACCAATTCGCGGTACACCACCTCGTTGCCGAGATCCAAGGTGCAGCTCTGCAGGGGCAGACCAGTTTCACCAAACAGGCTGAATGCCGTGGTGTTGGTGTCGTTAAAGATCTGCGGAGCAGCTTGGTTGGTGAAGGTGGTAGTGGGATCCGCAGTGTCAGTAGGTGCGTTGTACTGACCGGTCATCGTGAAGTTGATGACAGGAATCTGGTTGGCGTTCAGGTTGACAGTAAAAGTGCCACGGGCGCCAGTCACCTTGTGGCGAACACCATCTGTCGAGTAGTAGATGGTGACGCTGTCGAACGAAGTGGAAACAGGAGCGTAGGTAACGGACGTCGAGGCAACGACGGTCTCAGAGAAACCACATGCCTTGAGCAGTGCGCCATAACGAGGCGCAGTACCTGCAGTACCCGAACCCGAATACTCAACCTCAAAAGTCACCAACACACGAGTGTTGGCGATCAGCTGAGGGCTGTTTCCCAGGTAAGTTCTGACGAGATCTCGGCTGAGAACCTCAGACTCAACAGGGGTGATCTCAAGGTTCC